GATCTTCAGCAGCATCTGTGCGTAGACCTTGACCAACACTATATGCAGCTTGAGTTGCTGATGTTGATGGGTTTAAAGCACCTGGGTTTGTACCACTTTGTACTGTAGTACCGAGACCAGTTGCAGCACCAGTGAAACCATCGGTCTCATCAAATCCAGCATCTTGACCCGAGAATGCAGTATCAACTTCGTTGAAGAATGCCTCGGTTCCGCTTTGGTTGGTATAGCGTGAACGCATTGCGAAGATAAGTCCAGTAGGACCTGTCATTGGTTGAACGCCAGCGAGGTCATAGGCAACCAGATTAGGCATTGAGCGTCTGATTAGTGAAATCAGAACGGGGTCAAAACCAGCAACAGGACCGGTAGCGGTGGCTCCACCACTGAAACCAGCATTAGCACCTGAGTTGGTGTTAACATTTGGTGCTTCTGCCAGGAATGAACCTGATGTTGCGAAGGCGTTTTCTTCTCTTAAAAATTTTTCTTGGTTTTCTAGCAGGACTGCGGTTACCGCTCTACGATGTGAATCTTTGATTGAGTCAAGACCCTCATAGTTGAGGAGAGGTGCCCACTTTTCCTGCAGATGCTCGTTTTGGAACATTTGCGTTTACCTTTGTAGTGTGACTGTTTGCGTTTGAATTATATTAAATTCAATTATTTGCTAAATTTTGAAAGAGTGTTCAGATAAACGGACATTGATCCAGAAATTTCTTCTGGTGAACTGTCTACTTGCTCTGAAAGAGACTCTGATTTAGCTTTTGGAGTGCTTGTCTTTGAAGGGAAATATGCTTCTCTTAAAGTCTCCAGTTTTTCACGATATTCTTCCTCACTTTCAAACTCAACACTTTCGGCAAGTGAAGCGAGCTTGTCTTTCTGAGTGGCAGCTAGACCTTCAGAAACCTGATCTAAGATTCCATCAGCAACCGACTCTGCGAGACGCTTGTTGAGTGAAACATTTTTCTCAATTTGCTCGTTGAGTTTTGTCTCCATATCATCAAGTTTTTCTACCATGTTCTCAAGAACATCATATTTATCTTCAGGGATTGATACATAATGTGCTTCAAAAAGATCCTTCATTCCGGAGAGGAAGGATTCAGTCATTTCAGTCTTAATACCTTTTTCAATGACAAGTGCATTTTCTTGCATCCACTCGTCAGCAACATACTCTAAGTATGAATCTACACGCTCAGAAAGTGCTTCTTTAATTTCTTCAACTTCCTCAGCAAGTGCTTGTGCATACTGCTCTTCAATTGCTTCTTTGATTTCAGATACCTTAGAGCGAAGAGCTGCTTCGAAGATGATACGTGCTTTCTCTTGGAATTCTTCAGAAAGATCTTCACCCTCAAGGAGAGCATTAACATCTTCTTCAATATCAAACTCTTCTTCTACAACTTCTTCTTCCTCTTCGTCTTCTTCCTCATCTTCTTTGACTTCTTCAGTCTCTTCTACTTCCTCTTCTTCATCTTCTTCTTCAGAGATAAGTTCCTCATCGTCGAGTTCTTCTTCTTCCTTCATTGCATCAGCAGCCGCCGCGCCCTTGTTTACAACATCCTTAACTTGCTTAAGGGTTGTGCCTGGGGTTTTTAACTTTGCTGAATCATCATCAGACTTATAGTTTTCTGGGGTAGGACCACCAAGATCTTCCCAAGAACCTGTTTGTCCTGGAGTTGATCCAGATAGACTTGGCATCGCATCTGCTGCTTTAGCGTTTGCATTAACAGCAGTTTTGGATGGTTTAGTGCCTGCTTCCATTTCTTGTAATTGTTTGCCACGAGACATTTGAACTCTCCGATTTTCCTGTATGAAATCTATATTTATTTATAAATTAACAAATTACACTATTTGTGCTATAGTGAATTTAAAAATTGATTAAACAATTCTAATTTGTGCTCTTGTAAACGTTTTTTGTCTACAAGAGTATTGATATCTTTGTATGCTCTTTCTGCTGCTCTTTCTCTCAAAATACCACCATCCCAAATCCACTCTTTACCCTCCATAATTCCCTGAACAAAAGCATCAGGAGCAGAAGGATCGGCAACGATATCAGCAGCAGTTGCAAGCATAAAATCTTCACCAACTTCTTTATAACCTTTGGTGTTTTCTCTTAGTGAACCAATACCACGAGAGGAAACGCCAAGAGTCACTCCATCTTTCAAGAGTGACTCTGCAATCTTACCCATTGGAGTAGAAAGAATTTGTGCTTTACCAATAAAATTATTTCCTTCTTGAGCAAGTGAAACAATCTTATGAGAAACTCTATCAAGATTTACAGTAGGTCCATCAGGATGTCCAAGTTCTCCTAATGCTCTACCTTTCTGAACATAATTTTCATTATAACGGTTTACTTCCCTTTCCATGATTGAAAAAGGATACATTCTCCCATTTCTGTTCACACACTCACTTTGAAGAAAGATTCCTTTGATGAAAAGTGACTTTTTACCACCAATACTTTCGGTGATAACTTCTACCTTTTCTATTTCTTCTCTAATAAGTTTCATCATGCTTGTCCGGAAATTTGTACTTGTTGAACGAAAATAGAACCAGCACCACCGTTAGTGACGGCTGATACTCTTTGTGAATTTCTTAAAACAGAATCTGATGCAGAAAATGCTGTTGTAATCGCACTTGTATTTGCTTCAACTGTGATGGAAGTTTGAAAGTTTCCATCATATGATGATGAAGTATCTACCGATAAAACTTTTGCATGATTAATGAGAACGTTGTAGTGATTGAAGTTTGCTCCAGAGAGAGTAACTCTATCGCCAACTCCAAACGGCATTTGTGTTCCTTCTGGACAAGTAAGTATTGTGTTTGTTCCTGTGGTAATGCCAACAACTCTTTGAGATGCTTTTGTTAATGCCAAAGTTGCTGATGTTCCAGATGGAATAAGATAATCAGCAAGAGATGCTGTTGGATCTGTTCCAATAGCCACGAAAGCATTGGCACCTAACGCAACTATTCTCAAAACATCACTTTGAACTGAAAATGATGTAGTGGAAGTTGCTACTGAAGAGGTGCTTATTGATGTTCCTGTTCCAACTGGTCTATGCGCCATTATTTTATAGATACACTTTTAGTTATTTATCAATTCATTAAATTAAGTCATAAAAACTTAGAGAACCTACAGCATTTTCACTTCCGGAGATTACTCTAACTGCTAATGTATATACATCACTCACTTTTGTCTGAGTTCTTCCGAGTTGTAAATCCTAATTATATTCAGTAGTTTCATTCAAAAGTTTCCGTAGAAAAATCTTCTCCCAATAGAGAATTAAATTTTTCTTCTTTTTTTTTCTTCTTGGATTAACTTGAAGAAATCTGATAGATCTTCCAGTTACTATCACTCTTCTTCAGTTTCCTCATCATTCATAAACATTGATACTGCAATTTCTGGACGTGCAATGTCAATTTTTTCTGCAGATTTTGCAAAAAGAAGTTCTTTTATTTTATCACTAACTTGAGATGGTGATTCATCGGCAATAATCATATCTAAAAGATCATCCATTGTTCAATACCTAAGTAATTTTCTTTATTTATATCTCGCCACCCTTGGGCATTTCTACTGCTTTACCATCAGCTTCAGTAGCAGCACCTTGAGCATCAAGATTTGGTTCCATTACTGGTTGTCCTAAATCCATACCTGCAGGTTGTTGCCCAGATGCTAATGGAGCACCTGTTGCGGGATCAACAGGTGTATTTGGATCAGGAATAATACCGTTTTTAATTTCTTTTTTGATAATCGCATCTTGCTCAATAATTTCAATATCTGTTTGACGTAAAATTTTACGTCTTACGTAATCTTGAGAAAAATATTTTCCAATATAAGGTTCTGCAACTTGAACCATATTGAGCCTTTCGTTGAGAAGTTCTGCATCTTTGAGTTCTGTAAAGTGATTATCATAGAGGAAGTCATATTGAATATGCTCACTCATAATCTCCCAGTCTTCGGGAGTAATAATATTTTTAAGAATGAGTTGGGTTCTTAATATGTCATGGAACATGTAAGAGAATCTTTTTCTTAGACGTGCAACGAATTTACTGAACTTAACCTCATCACGTAAGATCTCTGATGAACGACCGAGATTAAATCCACCTTCCCCATCCATTCTTGATGGTGGAACGTTCAGTGAACGATATAGTTTTTTCTTGAAGTATTCGATATCGGTAATTTCTCCAAGATTTTGTCCGCCAGGAAGAGTTGAGATTTCAGTTCCTCTACCACCTTCACGACGAGGTAACCAGAAATCCTCAAGCATCGCCATGAACTTTTTATCATCACGAATTTCACCAGTGCTTGCATCATAAACAAGTTTGTTACGATAACGCATCATAACATCACGAAGGTATTGTTCTGCCTTCACTTTGGGTAGATTACCAACATCAATATAGAAAATTCTACGTTCTGGAGCACGAGACAATCTGTAGATAACCAAAGAATCCTCAATCATTCTTAGTTGATTGAGTGATTTGATTGCTTTGTGAAGATATGAGAGAGTTGATCCTTTATTACGATCTACTAATCCCGAAGTGCAATATGTGACAGAATCTTTTGTCATTTTAATTCCACCCGTGCCACCTAAAGCAGATGGGTTGGTGGTTGGATATGTCATTTTTGGATTATAAATGAAATATTCTTCTATTTCTGGGAATTCATAATCCATTGGATTATCACTGTTTACATTCGCAAGGCGATATCTATCTTTTTCTGTTTTTTTGTGTTGACGAATATGACGCATTTTCATTGCGTCAATGTATCTCAACTCCTGAATACCTTCGCTTGGATTTTTGAGATCGATTACTTTATGGTAGTACAATCTTCCATCAACATACCAATTTCTATAAATCTCATGCGATTTCTTATCAAAGTCTAATAATGAAAGAATATATTTAAATTCTTGCCTTATTTTCTTCTTAATGCCATCACTTGCATTCAAATTTGATAGTTCAATTTCTATAGGACTATCATTTGTATCCGATACAATTGCCTCATTAACAATATCTTCAATGGCACTGTCACATTCTGGATGAAGTGCCATCTCACGATATCTTTTAATTAAATCAAATTCTGTTCTATATACGCCTTCAATATCTACATACGAACCAAAAAATCCACTACTTAGATAATGATCAACCCCGTCCTCATTATTAGAAGGAACGGGGGAAACTGTAGATGGAGATATTGGTTCGTTATTTTCAATAGAAAAACCAAAAAGTTTTGCCATAATTTATTGTTTAAATTGTTCCTTGTATACTATTTATCAGAGAACAGAAATGTTAGTTTGATCTGATGGATTGCCAGTAGTAGAATCTGAACCAGCAATCCAGTATTGAACTTGAAATTCAACAGTGTATTCTTCAATTGCATCACCAGTATCATATGAAAGATCGATAGCACTAACATTAGTTGGAAAAATGCCATCAAAATAATAGGTTCTTAGTGGTTTGATTGCAGATGCTCCGCCACTTCCATCACCTGTACCACTGTTTTGTGTGGATTTAGCGCCCTGATTATAACCTCTACCAAGTTGATGCACAACGGCGTTAGACATGTATGAGTTTGGTTGAGTTGCACCACTAGCATCACTTAACTTGCCAATTCCGTTCATCCACTGCTCAAAGGAAGTTCTGAGCTTAAAATCTTCATCATTAATAACAGTGACAGTCCAAACATCAAAAGTTCTATCTCCAGCGACCTTCAAAGTTCTTCCTCTGAAAGGAATTTCAATTGGACTTATAATTGAGGCTGGTAGATTAGCACCTTTACATAAAAATTGGAATGTCTCATTATCCCAACCTGGTGCAGCAAATCTGAAGTTATTAATATTAACTTCAAATAGATTGGGTCTAGCACCACCACCTGCTAGTTTTGATCTAAACTGGGTAATAGTTTTGAGATTAGTCATTTTAGAGTCCTCCTTTTGTGATTAATTTAAGAATCAAACTCTTCCAGTTACTTCTTCAAAACTGATACCAGTTCTGGTAGCAACGAAAGTCAATGTAACATAATTAATTGATTTACTTGGTTTTAAGAAAATATCAGCTCTAAACTCATTATTATCAATTACTTCAGGAGTATTATTTGACTCATCGCAAATAACTCTAAAGTCAAAAAGACCTCTCTTCGCTTGAACATCTCTCAAATATGGTTCAACAATATTAACAAAGTTGGATCTAGTAATTTGATCGTTGAACTCAAATAGTTGATTTTGAGCAACACTTTCAAGTGCTTTTTCTACTGTGAGGAATAATCTTCTAACGTTGATTCTATCAAATGCGGATGCAAATGCTAGTCCAGTCTTATCACCAAATAGAAGAACTCCAGTTCCAGGTTGATTAATGATAGAGTTAACTCTTGCCTCATAAAGTGAGTCTCTTTGAGCCTTACTTGGATTGTATGCGAGTTTGATTGCATTGTTTAGCACACCTCTTTGTTGACCAGCTGGTGAGTACCATGGGAACTGCTGAATATCAGTTCTTACCATCAGACCAGCAATGTCTCCATTACAAGGAATATATCTGAATAGATTATTAAATCTATCATAGGTATACTTATATCCACTATCAAAAACTGCATAGGAAGAACTAGACAATGCACTGAAGAATCTAACTACATTTGTAGTTTGTGATGATGTGTTTGTGATATCAACAACATTTGCTCTATGTGGGGAAATCACTGCTACACAATCTTTTCTGGACTCAGCAATTGAAATTAATTGATTTGCCTTTGCTTGAGATTCGGATTCAACTGCAAGTCCAGGTCCGTTGATTAGGAAGTTAACTGAGATTTCATCCTTATTTGAGAACAGATTATATGCTGATACCAAGTTTCCAAGGGTGGCAGCCATTCCGCCATTAGAGGAATAATTAACTCCACCACCTAGAGTATAAGTTTTATTACCAATCGCGCTATAAACTATGCCTTGTGCGTTTTGCCCCCAAAGTCCTTGAGCAGTAGTGTACTTGGTAAATAATGTTGAGAAACCAGTCGCAACTGGAGATGTTCCATGATAACCATCCGTGGCAGATGAAGGATTGCTTCCTGCATAGATGTAATTTGAGAAATCGGCAAGATAATTCTTGTAAAAAGTTTTTTGAGGAGAATTTACTGAAGATACTGCATCAGCAGCTTTAGAAATGCTGATATGCTTTTCAATAATGTTTCCCTGAACACCAGTAATTATTCCAGTGTCATCAACAATAACAACGTGCATTGCATCATTTTTACCGTTTCTTTCAGTACTGTACTGATTAGATATTGGTTTTGATGCAATTTGTTTCCAAAAAATTGTTGAATTTGTAAGTCCTAAAGTTTGTTGATCATACCAATCCGTTACTGTTGTTGCAGTTCCTGTAGTTGTAGATGTTACACCAGAGTTATTGACAAAATGCAAAGTGTCATTTGATTCAAAAGATGCTAATGAATTCAGTTCAACATAATTGATAGCAGTTTCAGTTCCAGCACCAGAAACTCTAGAAACAACTTTTACCGTAATTGTACTATTTCCATTTGTTGAATCTGTTGCAACTCCTGTGATAATCCCTTTTAGATAACCAGTAAAAGTGCCTACTGTTCCAGTTCCTGGTAGGGTTCCATTTAATTGTGTAGTGATTCCAAAACCAACTTGAGCACCTAAAGTTGACAAGTTAGTTGTACTAATACCAATTATTTGATCTGCAAGATCGTCAATAAAACAAACTTTTAAATCATTTGCCCAGGTTCCTGGGTTTTTTGCTGCATAAGTAAATGCTACTGAATCTGATGAGTAGTTTGAATTATAATCATCATAATTTTTAATTTTTGAACTTGTTGTTGATGCAGCACCAACACCAGCATTTGCGTTGTTGAGGGTTGATCCATCTGCTCTAACAACTTTTAAAATACCACCATAACTTAAGAAAGATGATGCGCTCATCCAGTACTCATATT